CAATTTCCACAAAATTTCCACAAATTTCCAAATCAAATTTTTGTTAGTTTTTTAAATCAAAATGAAAACTAAATCAAAAAACTAACAAAAAACTAAATCAAAATAAAACCCCCTTACAAAATATACTTTTCAATTAAATGTAAATCAATGTTTACACAAACCGCTTTATTTTTGCTTCTAAATAAACAGACATTATTTACTCTAACAAAATCGCCATATTTTTCCCTTAATTTTAAAAATTTAGTTAGTTGAATATCATCGTGAGTTTTCATTATATATATGTAATATATATTTTTTTTAAACTATTTTACCCTTAATTTCTTTAGTTATATAATTTATGGAATATCTTTAAATATCGATTTCAATAATTTGGTATTGGTTATGGTATTGTCACTCCAGTTATTCAAGAAGCGTTCGTAATCTTCTACATAAGAGGAGTCAATTTGTTTATGTTCTAAAGCATAATCAAAGAGCAAACAATACCATCCACAAACGTCGCTATGGATATTTTGAATGTGTCTATTGCTATACGCAATTGGTCTAAAGTTTTTCAAATAATTCTCTACTTCAATAGGCATGTCAATTCCAAAACTATCAAAATAGATTGCTTCGCATACTTTCTCTTTATTTTTCTTACCTTTATAATTATCTCTATCTTCATCACAAACGATTTTAAAACAAACAAAGTGAGTTCCTGCTTCTTTAGCATCACTCATATTAATGTAATATGTTCCGATTTGATGAGTTACAGGTTCTAGTTCGTCTTTACTAAATACACCCACTATTGGTAAGTCCATTCTCTTACACAAACGATGTAAATCAAAATTGGTTAAACTCATATACTATATACACATATTTATTTTACATGATGCGTTCGCCAGTTCCACCATTTTGGAAACTACTTTGTGGCATAAAGGGATGATTTTGTGCGGAATACAAGGTAGCATATGGACTAAAGGTAGGCATATCACTCGCTTGTCTTACCATAGAATTTCTGCGTCCTTTTCCACCTTTCATTCCGTAACCTCGTTTGTTAATCTCGTCTGCTAATGCCTTACCACCAGCACCTCCAGCAGCACCTCCAAAAGCAGAACCAGCGGGGCCGCCTACAAAAGACCCAGCAGCCCCACCTGCAACCGTTCCAGCAATAGGTAATACAAACGCTGCTTCATCTCCAATTCGTTTCCCAAAAAGGGCTTTTTTCCCTACTTTTGCTCCTCTTTTAAAATCTCTTCCTGTTTCCTTTGCTCCTTTTTTTATTTGTTTTCCAAGTTTTGAAAAAAATCCACTACCTTGTTTGTTATTACGAATAGATTCTATGTAATAATCTTCATCAAATCGTGGCATACGAGGAGGATATGGTTGTATAACATTACGACCTCGTTCTGGTAAAATTCTCATTTTTCCCATACCTTCCTCATCAAGGTTAGGCATACGTCGTCTGTTTCGCATTCCAGAACCGCTTAAACCACGTCCTGACAATCCAGAACCTGATAGTCCTTTTCCAGTAAGACCAGAACCTGCTTTGCCATATAATCCAGCACCTGATTTTTTCACGATTTGTTTTGCTACTGCTCTGTATTGCGGGTCTTCAATTTGGTCAACAACAACATTCACACTCTTTTTCGCAATAGGCAAAATTTTACTGCCTAAAGAAAGACGTTGACCTGAAAGGAATTCATTTCCTGTATCACTAATTCCTTGATTAATCATGTCGCCTAGTTCTTCATCACCAGTTGCTTGACCAACCATCATCCCTAAAGTAGTTCCAGTGGTATCGATTAATCCCTGTGCCTCATCTTGTAACACATCCCGTATAGGTTTTGGTATTTTAGATATTATCTTTTTTGTTGGTTTTGCTACTTTGTTTCCTACATCAACCACTCCTTTTTCTACCTTTTTCCCTAATTTCTTCAAACTACCAAGTAATCCTGAAGCACGAACTTCATCTTCGTCCATTTGTATCCGTAATCCTTTTCCTCGTTTAAAAGCGGACATCATTTTCTTTGCGTTTTCTGGATGTAATGAAACCACTACATCTCCATTACCCATAGAACCATGACTAATTTGAATAGGCATTCCTTTTCGTATTTTTGTCATTTGTGCGGGGGAAATACTCAATTGAACTTGTTCCATATATACATATCAAAAGAAAAAAAATGTTGATATACTATATAAATGAACGATTACGATTTTTATGTAGTATTGGTTGATACGTTTTATTCCTCGCAAGAAATAGATGAAAAATATATAGATGATTGGTTAAATATACTGACAATAATGATTTACTATTTTGCTAAAGTTATATAATCTTCTTTTTCTTTAATTCTTCAAATAAATCCATATCATGTTTTTTGTATCGCATATTTTGGAATATACTCTTAAATAAAAAGGCATAAATTCTTGCCTTGCTCCATTGTTCTATAGATAATCGTTTAGATGCTCCTTTTCGTAAATCGTCGTTTTTACTAAAATCATTTAATCTAACCGAACCTAAATTATTTGCGTATGCTCCTTTACCTCGTTTTTCCACTTCTTTCATAATCTTTATAGGAACTCCAGTCAATTCTTTTAATTCTTTTAAAGTATGCTCCGTATCTTTATCCAATCCATATTTTTCATTTAAGCGTTGTTTATAGGTAGTCATATATATTATTGAATTATAAAATATTTATTCAAATACTTATTGAATGCGTGCCCCAGTTTGTATGTCTACTGTCATGCTCCGCCGAAAAACAACAAAGCACATAAGGGAAATTTGCTGGGCTGACGCATTCCTGCCGACAATCTGCACAGACTTTGATACACCTTCTTCACTTGGTAGAGAACGAGATGCATTACCATAATAATAACGATATAGATTTTCAAATTCGAATTTACCAATTAGACCACTTCCTAGACCAGTAGTGAGACCACCATTGAGTTGGTTAGACGAAGCAAGTTGATGAGAAAATGCTTGAAAATCGTATTCTTCATTTTCAAGGAAAAGATTGACACCTGAAAGTAGAATATTAAATTGTTGTAGAGGAACAGGGTCTGGAGTTGCTCCAGCCGTTCCATAAGGAGATAAAAACGGATTCATACCATTATTCGCAGACGAAGAAAGGAAAGGAACAACCAATACACTTTGGATATCCGAAATACCATTTGAAACCAAGAAATTGAAGGTATCTCCAGCATTGACACCGTTAAATTGGTATTGGAATACATCTTCATATTCTACACGCTTGGTAGGAGCAAGAGATAAATAGCGTTGTTCTGCTAAAGGATTAAATTTATAAAGAGGAGCATATAGACGGCACGAGGTCAAAGACGTTTGATGACCATTTTGACGAGATTTTACAATATCTACAGAAAGTTTAACAGGAACAGTTCCTAAAGAAGTTTTACCTCCACTTTGTGTTGCGGTGGTTGGTAGTTGCGAAGTAAGCATAATAGGGCAAGTATTACCACTCAATACAGATGCTTGAACGGCAGGAAGATTTGTAGCAGTTGGAGTAAAAGAAACTTCCGCTTGATTGGTATTGATGAGAAACCGCATAGTAGAACCTTTAAGTAGAGGGCATTTTTCAAAATAATCCGTTAAATCTTTTAGACGAAGTTTGGCATACACTTCCCAAACGACGGAAGTAGCACTTTTAGAAACACATCGTGATTGGTAAAGCAACCCACGAGTCGCTTCCGCAATAACAGCACTCTTACCTTTACCACTGGTAAATTTATTGGTGTTTTCCATGCGTTTCCGCAATCCCTCGTTATGAGACCCTAAATCCCAGTTTGATGTCAAAGCATGACCAGAAGTAGCAGGAGCATATTCGTTGTTGTAAATACCACGACCACTCAAATTATCCGCTTGTGTATAACCCCATGAAGAAGCAGTGTCAAGAGCATAACCTAATTCATTTCCGTGATTGATGACATCCGATTCACTAAAGGAAGTGTGTGCTTTGAAAGAACGGAATACATTCAAAAAAGGGGTTTGTTGGATGATAGTTTGATTATTAAATTCAACACTCATTGAGTTAATCATGTTCCAGTAACCATTTTTAAATCCCATCATATTATGCGAATCAGCATCGTCTAAACCAGCAGAAGCAGTTGCTTCCACAACAAGAGGCATTAGAATGTAACCCTCACTCCAGTTCACATATCCACCAGCATTGGATAGTGGCGTAGAATCAATCACCACTTGAGACGAATAATTCTGTGCGTTGTTGTCGTTGACATACACCCATTTTTTTTCTGTAAATTCACTTTGGTCGGTTTCAGTTGTAATACTCTCTTCAAAAACCAAATTATCCATTATAGTATATCCACAGAAAAAAAATTAATTCAAACTTAAAAATTCAACGAAATATATTTTTTAGGTTTTCCTTTTGAAGTATCTATTTGTAATCCATCAAATTTCTTAAATGCTTCGGTTGCTTTTTTCATTCTTGGAGCAACATCGTCTTTCACTTTTTCAGCATTCTTTCCTAAACCAGCAAGTCCATCTCTAAACATTCGTTTGATTCCACAACCACTTTTACCTTTTTTAATCATGACTCCACGACCCCCTTTGCGTTTGGAATGATAACAACACGGCATATATATATATTAGATATTTTTATTTTTCGTTTCTATATTAGGGTCTCGTATGTTTCGTTTCTGTGTATAAAGTCATCAACATATTAGGGTCTCGTATGATAATTGGACGACTTAATTGGTCTCTAAACTCCAAAACAAATTGAGTATATTGTCCGTCTTCCACATCCGCAAATTGTAAATAGTTTGGTTCAAATTTAAATAAACTACCTATAGATGTTCCTAAAGGAGTATAACTACTTAAAATATTAGATGGAATAACCGCTCTATTATTGACTAAATTACAAGACACTAATATGGAACTATATGGAGTTATTTGTGGAGCAACACTACTTAAAAAACTGGCAGTGGTTGAACCAGTTTGATTAGAAGGATACGAACCAATTTCATACCCTAGAACTTCACCAAAACCTGATGTGTTGATATTGAATTGTGATAAAGTGGAAGTAGTAGGGACAGACCACGATGCCCCACTTGGTAATATATAATCATTATCAGCGTCTAAAGGATATGAATTTATTTGAACGGCATACCTTGAAGTATTGACTATAAATTCTAAAAAGTAAATGAATTGCCCCGCAGAATTCGTCATGTAATGTGTGTTGGCAATCATGATGGATTGGAAGTATGAATTTAAATCGCTAATTTCATAATAACCGTCTGGAATCGTGATTGAATATTCCACTCCATCAAACCATGTATAACTAAAACTATTGTTACCATAATCGCTTGTAATATTGAAAATGCTAAAGTATTGATACAGAGATAGGAGAGCAATCATATCGTTTTTAAATGTGAATCCACCGCTTGGAAAGTTATATACAAGTTTAGTGTTGTTTGAATTTTCCACTATATTAGAAGTATTTAATATAATTGTTTTTCCCATTATATTATATTGATAGAAATTATTTTTCAACAGCAGACAATTCTTTTAGTAAATCATAACCGTCTTGTTTTTGGATTTGTCCCTTTTCCATGAAGTGTAAAATCACCGAACGTAATTCTTTAATTAGTGTAGGTGCGTTGTTACCAGCAATAAATTGGCCTCGCAATACTTTGAACCGTTCTACTAAATCTTTTTTGTCTTCGTCTATTGGTTTCAATTTAATCGTTTCCATGAGTCCTGATGCTTTTACGGCTTGATTGAAGTGTTCTTTTTCTTCATTTACTAATTTATCATACATTCTATCACTCAATACTCCTCGTTCCAACATATCCATAAGTAATTCACGATATTCTGGTGAAACCACTTTGACTTTGCCTACATTTTTAGACCTTGACGGGTATTTTATAGACAATTTAAAATCATCTCTTAAAGAAGGATAATGAATCAAATGTTTCCCAAAGGTTTTATACGTATCTTGTGGAATCGCAACATCAATTCCTTTACCAATTTTTACTGAAGGTCGTCCTTTTTTTTTCACTTGAAATGCTACACGTGGCATGGAATTTAATTGTGCTTGTGCTTCTAATTCCTCATTATGTTGTCTGCCTTTCATACCAAACCCTCGTTTCATGACTTCTGGATAATTAAATGCTGGAAATAAATCATTCCCTATTTTGGTTTGTCCGTATCCCGATAAATTAATCGTTTTATCCAATCCACTTTGTTCTTTTGCTGTAACATATTTTTCCAACACTTCCACTGCGGTTTCCATAAGCGGTTCTTTTCCTGTGGATAAATTACGAAGGGTCAATTCTTTTTGGGAAACACTCTTAAATCGAGTATCAAAAGCTTCTTCAAATTCATCATTGTCACTCAACATTTTTCTTAATTGTTTTACAAATAGTTTTCTAATTTTATCTCCGTTTAATTGTTTTGCCCCTTCGTTGGTTCTATATAGAACCCCCTCTGTTAATATAGTTGCTATTTCTGTGATTTCATCCATATTTAAAGACATTATTTCTTGCGTTAGTGATTCTTCACTGGATGAAAATGAACTGGATGTTTCGTCTTCTTCTAAAGGTTCGTCTTCTTCAATTTGTTCTGCCTCTGCCATTTGCTCTGCCTGTGCCATTTGCTTTGCCATTTGCTCTTGTTTTCTATATTCTCCCACGCTGTTTGCTATTATGTCTTGAATGGAAGCGTTAGAACTTAATTTAGTTGATTCTGCTTGTTTCAATCGTTGTTCTACATCACCTTCTCGTATGTCTTTGATAATAGATACTCTTACGCTCTCAAATGCTTGAGAATCAGGATTTACTTTATCATTGATTCTTTCAATATCTCTTTCTACATTTTTAGAGGTTTCTAATTTACGGAGTTGTCCTAAAGAAGGCACACCTAATTTTTTATAAAGTTTTAATATGCGTTTGGATAATTCGTCAATATCCATAGAAGTTAAAGAAGCGTTAGATTTCATGTCTTTTATCGTAGAGTCCATTTGATACATTAAACCTTTCAAATCTGTTAAATTATCCACAATCATTCCCAACTCTATGGATTTATCCACCAAGTCACTTATGATGTCTACATTGTATTCTAATTCTAAATCGTCAAAAGCGTTACTAACAATATCACCTTCCACTCTTGTCAATGGATTTGTATCTTCTGCTCTAATAATGAACTCACGAATGATGTCACTCACGAACTCTGGAGTCAATAGATTAGGATTGGTTTGATTCACAATACGATTACGGATTTGTGGAAACAAGGCATTGAAAATGATAAGACCATCTTCGTTTCTTACTTTGCGTATTTCGCTCATGATTTGGTTTATACCTCGCACGTCAAAGTCAAACAAACTCTGTAAATTGGTAATCGCTTCTTGTTCTTGTTTTGCGGTATCTCCTCGTCGCTCTGCTCGTGATTTATATTGTGGAGGAACTTCAGGCGGATTGTATGGATTTTGATAATCTTTTACTTTTCGCTCTTTCATTGCTTCGTTTTGAATCATCAGTTTCAAGACATCCTTTTGGTTTTTTTTCTTTGCTCTTTCGTCTGCTACACTCGTAAAATTACCTACAAACATTATACTATAACCAAAGAAAAAAATATTAGGATTTAATATAATTAATTATGCGTTAATTCTGCGTTAATTCTGCGTAAATTAGGGGGTTCCGCCCCCCTTCGTCGGGTTTTAAAGGGCAAAGCCTTTTAGGTTTTTAGTCTTTTAAGTCATATACATCTAAAAAGTTAAACCTAAATCGGTCTTTGGGTTCGCTGTCTAAATCTATCAATAGAAAATCTTGCTTGTTGTCTTGAATAGAATGTTGATACAAATCTACCAATACATCTTTGGATACTCCTAAACTATACTCACGCATCATGCGGAATAAATCTTGTAATGTATTGAGACGTTTGATAATGAGGTAATTTAAATTCATTCTTATCATTTTCGGCACACCAAAATAGGATTGAGATAAATACACCAAACTACAATTTAGTTTTCTTGCTCGTATGAAATATTGTTCCAATTGCTTTTGGTTTTTTTCCAATACTAAATCGTCCATAACTATTAGCGTTTGTTCCTTCTTATCAAATTCATCTAAATCTGGGGCGGAATCAATGCCTTCGGTTATGGTTAAACCATTATCCACTTTGCTTTCAAGGTAATTGTAAAGCGGTTCATCTTTGTTTTTGGTAATAATATGTATGTTGTTAAACGTGCCATTCATAATACGGATTAAATTCATTAGTGTTTGGGTCTTACCTGCTCCGCTCCCTCCAATAATAAGCATTCTAAAAGGTAAGTTCAATTTATGGTCTTTGAATTTCGGATTATGACTTTGTAGTAAGAATTTACGAGGCATCACTTTGTAATAATCTACCATTCCATTTTTACTCACGATATCTTTTTTAGGCATTCTTATATTATATTAACATTATAATTTATAGTATCCTATCTAAACTGGAAATATGTGTTGGTTTGCCTTGTGATTCTTCTTCGTCTGTCAACGAGTTGTTGGAACTACTTATGAGTAACTTAGGGTCAATGACAAGCAACTGGTCTTTTTTATTGAACTTGTTTAATATTTGTGAATTTTCTACTAAATTAACATATTTGCCATAAGTTTTATTTAAATATACCAATCCGTCAATTCCTCTATCTTGTTCTGGTAAGGATAAAGTTTTAAAAATATCTAAGGCTAATGTTTTAAAAGATACTGCTAGTTCTTGCTCTTGTGTTGAATTTTCTTGAATTTTCATGTAAAGTTTAATAGAAGTTAATATGGTAATCAACATAGAAATAGAACAACTCACAATGCTAATAAGTTCTTGGTTTAAAAATCCATCACTTCCTACGCTAAACGAACCACTAAATACACTTAAAATAATAGTAGGAATTTCAAAATACTTACTACAATTCTTATAATAAAGATGGTTGTTGATATGCCTATTGGTAAGATATACCGCATTCAATCTTATTTTATCCAGCAAACTATCTACGGAGTGCGACCAGTTCATTTATATTATAGTAATATTTTTATCCAATTAAAAACCCACCAAAAGAATGAAATTCAAAAAAACCACCATTTTCAATTCTAACTGACCCTGATTTAACACGAACTCTTATCACATTGCCCACAGAACAAGGTATAATCACCATTCCTTTACAACCTAAATTAGTGCCTGATGTAAGTGCTAAATCTGTAAAAACTTGGTCTTTTGATGTTCCTTCTTGTTGTAGTTCCACTTTAAACGCTACACCATTGCTTTGGAAACTATAATAAAAATACCAATTCCCTGCTGATTGAATTGTATATTCACCTGTGCTTGAATTGTATCCACTATCAGTATCTGTAATTGGATTATTAAAAATAATATTCGTATCTACGGAAGGTTGTAATGTTTGCGTTGTGGTTGCTTTAAAAGCAGGTTGATTGCGGTTTGTTAATTGTCCTGAAATGGTTAGATTTCCGCCTATTGTTCCGCTTCCTATAGTTGTGATGGAATTAGAGGTTAAATCTGTTGAATTTAATGTTTTAAAAGTCCATTCTCCACTTTCATTAATGTTATTGAACTCGTTATTAAATACATTATCGCTGGTTGGTTTTCGTTCTTTCAATGATGTGCTATATATACGACCCCCCTCACCAACTATGACAAAAGTCCCTAATTCAGGAGACCAACAACAACCTCGTAAATTACCAGTTAATACACTTTCCGTCCATATAAATCCATCCGTTGAATAAGCAATATACCCGTCTGTTGCCACTATTAAAAAAATACCTAAATCTCCACTCCAACGTATGCTTTCCCAACTTCTGTCTGTTATAGAACCATCTACCCAATTAATACCATCACTTGAAGTCATCACTCTATTGCCTGTTCCGCTGTCTGCCACGGCAACCAATAAACCAAGAGAAGGAGACCATTCAATGTCATTCCAAGCATTTTGCGAAACTAATAAAGTAGTCCAAGTAATTCCATCGCTGGAGGTTGCCACACGATTTGTTCCACTTTGCGATACAGCAACCAATAAGTTTAATTCTTTACTCCATACAAGCGATTGTCCTTCACTTCCCAATTGGTCTCCTCTATTCGTCCAAGTTGTCCCATTAGGTGAAGTCATTACTCTTCCATTAAAACTTAATGCCACGAACAATTCTAATTCTTCAGACCAAGTAACCGCTACTACATTAGTAAAAGGAGTGTTATAAGGTAAATTCGTCCAATTTTTTCCGTCAGGTGAGGTTGCTACACAAGGTTCTGTTGTAAAAACGACGACGAACAAACTTAATTTAGGAGACCAAGCAATTTCAAATAAACCATATGGAGGATATGAAATCCCTTCTTCCCAGTCGATACCATTTGTAGAAGTCATAATTGTATTTAGTAAACGACGACTTCCTATGGCAACAAATAAGTTCAATTCACTTGCGTAAATAACCTCGTTCCAGTTTTGGTCGATTGTTCCTGTTTGCGATACCCAGTTAGATACTGATTTCAAACCATATTTATTTGAATTATAGATGATATTGTTTTGTTGAAGGGTGGTGATATTATCAATTACGTTTACACCATTTACTACTAAATCACCGCTAATATCAACATTTCCTGTCATTTCAATATTAGATAAACGTATGGTTTCCGTCAAAGCAATTGTATCATTTACAATATCGTCTATGCTATTTCCGTCAGCAAAACCACTATAAGAAGTTATGGAAGGAAAATCATATCTATATCTTAACTGGTAAGTAGTTATTACATTGGATGAGGCTAATGGATAAATGAGACCAGCGTCATTTGTGCTATTATATAACTCTAAAACAAGACCAATTGACCTATTTTCACCGCTTCTGTTGTAATACACGATGGATTGAATGTCGTTTATATTCGTCAAAGGAATATTTTTTATTATCAAAGCATTTCCACTTTCACTGTGTGTTCCAAAATCGGCGTTGTTTTCAAGGATATTATTATATACCCTATCAACACTTCTGATTATATCATTAAAATCAAGAGGAGGTAGAGGACTGTCTTTGTCTGTATCCCAATCCGCAAAATATCCAATAAGATTATTTGTAGGTTGAACCATAATATTCGCATCATTTACCCACACTTGGATTTCATTCAAAATGATTTTATCATTTCCTGTTGGTCGTCTCAAAACAAGAGTGTTAAATTGAATATTCGTTGTATCAAATCCAACTTTTCCGCTTGTGTTTAAACTGCTGGTTGTGATTGAGTTTAAGGTTAAATCTGTGTCTGTTGTTATTTCGTCTTGTTTCGTGCCTAATTCTGTAATGATATTCGTTGAACCAACTACTAAATCACTTGTAATGGTTACACTTCCTGATATAGTCCCACCTGTATCATCGTATTTATTATCTAATGCCGTCTGTAATCCATCTGTCTTTGCTATGGTTAAATCACCGTCTTCTATCGTGTCTTGTTTATCATTTAATGCTGATTGTAATCCGTTTGTGTTTGCTATGGTTAAATCATCATCTTCTATCGTGTCTTGTTTCGTTCCAACTTGACTATCTACATAAGATTTTGAACTCAATTCATTGGTTAAAGTAGGGGTTTCATTTGCTGTATAGGAATGACTTAAAAATGCTCCTATTTTTGTTGTATATCCAGTTATACCTTTCACTGTGTAATTTTGTGTATCAAGAGCAACATCATCTGGAAGACCAATACAATCCGTCATAACGATTGCGTTTTTGTTTTCTGGATGTAATAGATTGAATGAAGAACCAGTAAAATCACATCTAATAAAATTAATAATTCCTGTTATACTGGCGTTTAATGAACGAAAACTATTATTAATTTTACAATCCGTAAAAGTCAAGGTTTGGTTTCCGCCTCTTAGTTCAATCATTTTAAACTCACAATTCGTAAAACTTTGAGTTATTGATTCAAATGGTAGAAATATTGTATTATTATTGACATAAGTATTACCAGTTATTTTAAAATTCGTCAAAGAAAATAATACACCACTCCTTATGGTTAGATTTCCGCTAAGAATAGTTTTATTTTTTTCTCCAACGACATTGCCTTGTGTTCGTGTTCCACTATCGGTTGATATGCTTATATTGTCTGTAAAAGTTCCACCGCTTACTTTTATTGTATCATTTACACCCATATTATTTATAGTATCTTTGAGATTATCTCCAACGTTAACAATAATTGTATTGGTTGTTGCTGTTTGCTTAGCATCTATTTCTGTGATTATATTTACATCATTTACTAATAAATCACCTGTTGTATAAAAATCACCTTGTTGTGTAATATCACCTAAAACACTTGTTCCTACTAATGTAGCATTACCTTGAGATACTGGAAATTGTATATAGTTAGCATCTAAATAATCTGTTGTTATTTGTCCGCCTGTTCCTAAACCTCCAAAATTGGAAGGGTTAAATACACTTTGTGTTTTACTTGGAGGATTGTAAATACTCATATATAATAGAGTAATATAAAAAAATATAGAACCATTATATATGGAAAAAATCTGTGAAGTCAGTAATCCAAAAATGGTTTTAAAACAATTGGAAAAATATTATGGAGATGATGTTGATTTATATTTATCGTCTTCTAAAAACAAGAAATATATGGTGTTTGATGAACAAGGTAAGAAAATACATTTTGGAGATTTGAGGTATGCTGATTATACCAAGACAAAAAATAAAAAACGAAGATTGAATTATCTAAAACGAGCAAGTAATATAAAAGGAAATTGGAGTCAAAATCCATTTAGTCCTAACATGTTGAGTATTATTTTATTGTGGGACGGATATGATTATATACACTAGAACATAGGTTTCGCTTCTTCTATGAATTTATTTTCAGGCCGTTCGTTGAAGCTTCTCACTATCATACCACCCCTTTTTGCGTGTCGTAATCCATTTCCGTATTTTTTATCACCGTATACTTTCTCCCCTTCTAAAATTTCTGGACTGTGTTGAGCGAGAGGGTTCAAATCAACACCGTCTATCGTGTAATTGCTTTTTTGTAATGGAAAAAAAGATACTGGGTCAAATCTACTTCGTATATCATATTGATTTGATTTTCTTCGTCTAAATAAAAAATCTTGTGGACGAGTCGCCTTATTTAATGTAATCCGCTCACGAGCTTTAGAAGGGACAATTTCGGCTAACAAACCGCCTTGACTGTGACCTATCAGCGTGATGTCTTCTGGATTGTATTGTTTTTCTAATTGTGCCACACGTTCTTTTGCTCGTTTGTATCTTGGTGTTTGCTTATATGCTAATTCTCCGCCTAAACCATAGAGAGCATTATTAGACCAATCTTTAGCAGTGCCTTCTGTTCCACGAAGGGCAACGACTACTTGACCACTTGGATGCTTGAATCCAGTGACTTCAGGCGTATCCATGACCTTGTTCCAACCTTCCACTTCACTTCTGTCATATGTGGATTTTATCATGGACTTTAAAGTATTTGCTTTAAGACCGCTTCCTTTGATTTTTCTCATTATATAATAGGTTTATATTAAATTTTTAATTCTTACATAGAAAAACAATTTAAATATTACATATATATATATACAATGACTCACCCTAAAAACTACGAATATGTAAAAAAATGGCGTGAAGCAAATCCAGAACTCCAACGGCAACGTAATCTATTATATGCGACAAAAGCTCAACGATGGAAAACAATAAAAACATCTTTTATGAAAATGAACAAATTTGACCCATCCCTTTTTCTTTAGGAGATTTTTCTTTAGGAGATTTTTTACATAATGTTAATTTAATTTAATTAAAAAAGAAGTTAAAAATAAAATATTAAGTAATAGTATAATGAATAGTATAATGAACCAACGAATCATTAAAGACCCGACCACTCAAACATCCAAACGCAAAATTAAATATAGTTTTTTTGTCAATACGGGATACGAATTAGCACTTAAACTTTTACAACAAGGGGTTGATTTATTGACAACCCAACAACTCAAAATCAAGAATCCAAAACTGATTCTTAAAAAGCAGATTGAGAATGCTTACAAATACGCAAAAGAGGTTTTTAATAGCGATATATTAAACAAACAAGCTATTCGTCGAAAACTAAGAAAACAAAATATTACTATCATGCCTTTTGGAGATGTATTTGTTCACGTCCCTATTATCAAGAAGATAAAAAACCCAGTAACAATTCAAATCTTTAAAGATGGTGTATTTAGAAAAGAGCTTTATTTAGATAAAGGCGGAAATCAATCGTGGGCTAAATATTATTTGTTCGTCCTAATTGATAGTGAAAGATTATGGACGTATGAAGACGGTGCCGAAATTCGAATGATACATTCTAAACCAATTAAGAAAACAAAACCCATCAAACAATCATTTAAGGAAGGTAAGTTCAATTGTGTATTAAATTCCATATTCCGATTTTTTGAGAAAAAGATGGAAGATACGGACAATAAAAAAACAAAACAAAATTATAAATCAAAATGTAATAAAACATTAGAACTAAACAATAAATATTTTGATATTGGTGTAGATGAAGAAGGATTATACGACATCGCTAATACTTTACAAATCAATATTAATATTACTTTGCCATTCCAAAATCAATATATAGAAGCAAAGTCTAATAAAAAAGGATTACGCACATTCAACTATATCAATACACGATTGAATCACGTAGAATACGATGAGATGTCTTATGAAGAAAATCGTGTAGAAAAAACAACAGGCGAATTATTAAATATTCAAAGGCGTTTGGATAAAACAAAACAATATTACACCTATAAAAAAGGAACAAATATTTCAGAAATTAGAACCACTGACACTCTTTACACATTAGGGGACGAATATCATGAAGTCGTAAAAGACTTTGAAGTAAGCACAGGATTGATAAATTGTAAAATTGACTCGATAGCAAATCCAGAAGTAACAGACTTTATTCGTGAAGGAGTTCATTTTAACCAAACAATTGATTTTGATTTAAGAGAATGTAAAACAAATCACATCGATATGAAAAAAGCATATGCGAACTATAAAATGTGTAAATATTATGATGGGTTTTTAGGCAAACCAACCGACTTCCGTAAATGCGATAAAATAGAAGGTATTGGATATTATAGAATTCAAAACGTCCAATTTAACAATAGCATTCTAGAACAATGGAATATCAAGATGGATATTTACAACAACGGTTTAATTTTTCCAAGCCCCGAGTTAAATATGTTGAAAGATAAAGGCGTGACGTTTGATGTAGATTTAGGATGTTGGGGCGGTAAAATTGACTTTGATTTTACGGACGAGATGATAAATGGTAAATCCGAAGATGAATATAATTCATTTCGTTATTATTGTAAATGGGTAGGTTCAACGTATTGTAACAACGAACACAAATCCTTTTATATTAAAGGCAACAAAGACTTTATCGGTTTATTACAAAACGAAATATCCACTGATAATATTGTATCGTTCGATAAAGAAGTCAAAGTATCTTACAAGAAAAAGGCAAATATGGTATTACCACATATTTGTGGATTTATTACTTCTTATATGCGAATCAATGTGTTAGAACAATTGGAATCCATGGATGTTAATAGTATTTGTAAAGTGGTATGTGATGGTATTTACTATAAAGGCGAACCCGTTCCAATGAAAAATTGTTTTAGAGATGAACCCAAAGATATAACAAGGAATGAGGGTTGTGATAGTTATATCTCAAATACAGATGTTTGTAAATTTACAGGTTATGGCGAACCACGACAACACAATATGATAGAATTACACACAGGAGCGGGTGGTTGTGGTAAAACACATTATAACTTAACCGATAAAGGTTTAATCGGTATGTCATTTTATGCCCCCACTTGGAAACTAACACGGAACAAAAGCAAAGATTATAATTGTAGAGCGAATACCATTGCTAAGATTGAATCCACTGACCCTTCCGTATTTGGTTCTCAATTACGATTTTGTAATGTGTTAGTGATTGACGAAGTATCTATGATGGGTGAAAAAACAAAACGACAAATCTTAAAAAATATGGCTGGTTGTAAAATCATATTTTGTGGCGATATTGGTTATCAATTACCGCCTTTTGAGGAAGGTAATAATACAGAGTTTAAAAAAGATATTACAGAAATCCAACACACAATCAATCATCGTGTAGAATGTGAAACATTGCGTGATTTGTTGATTCAATGCCGTTCTATGATGGATAAGAACAAAAATATTATTCCATATGTCTTAAACAATATTCCGTCACGTGAGACCCCCCAGTATAATCACGAAACGGATATGATATTGGCGACCACGCATTCCATTAAAAACGAATACACTGAAAAATATAAAGACAAAATGAAATACGTTATCACTCAAAGCGACGAAGTGTATGGACGTGGTGAAGTATATTACCAAGTTCCAAACACAAAACATCACGAATTGCGTCACGGATATACAACTCACTCCATCCAAGGAGAAACGATGAAAGGTAATATTTTCATTGACCTTCGTGGTGTATATGAGAACAGAATGATGTATACAATGATTTCTCGTGCGAAGAGATTATCTCAGATAATTTTGATTTAGTTTTTTGTTAGTTTTTTGATTTAGTTTTCATTTTGATTTAAAAAACTAACAAAAATTTGATTTGGAAATTTGTGGAAATTTTGTGGAAATTGGATTTTTTCGGAAATTTGGGCGATTTTTTTTGTGCGATTTT